GTATCACGCCGATTGCAGGTTGCCTGGCAATGTATTGAATCGTCCAATAGCTAAAATTCTGAGGTTTCACACTAAAATATAAATAGGCGTTGGTGTAAAAAATACAGAAGAACGTCGCGTAAATTTCACACATTTTCAGATGCCCATGAATTTTCATTGCAATTTCCACTGCAGGCATTACCCTGTATATAAAACGCATTCATGAATTAATGATAAAAAATACATATTTATCAATCACCTAAACCTCGCCCTGGCGAATTTAAGGTCGCAATACTTACCAATCCACGCTATAACAATCAATTAGTTATCATCAATATCGAATCTATTCGGACAAATTTCGGACGTTAACCCGCTCAAAATACAAGTCGTTCAATCAAACTTCATTATTGTATTACCCGCCTGAGATCCGTTTTTCTAAACACCCATTTCATAAAATGAAATCAGGCCTCCATCCTGTAAAACAATGCCATTGTCATGAATTTCACTTATGAGAGTGCTATATGCGCTACTTTTTCGTTTTTATGAATCATGGTTAGAAAATAATGGGTATCTGTTTTGCGATATGCATACAGAAAAATGCCTATCAGTTGAGTTTTTCGAGGAGCTAATATGTTGTTCAGTAGAATTTTATTGTCACTCATCTCGGCAATCCTAATGTGTTCAACCGCGATTGCTCATGAATTCGATAGCAACCCCACCTTATCCTTAGGTTTTCAAAAGGGGGGACTGGGAACTTTTAGCAATCTCCATGGTTCCAATGTTAAATTACAGTATGAAACATCTTTGCTGTGGGGTGTCATGGGTTCATATACACAAATGAAAAATAACTGGCAAGATGAAAGTGATGTTTGCAGAATCCATGATAAAAAATGTAGCACAGATTACAATATCAATCACGAATATGATAAACATGCAGAGTATTACTCCTGGATGGCAGGTCCTACGTATCGCGTTTCGAATAATCTCAGTCTCTTCGCTCTTGCTGGTATTTCACATGCCGGGATTGGTAATCCTGTACCCTATACGAACAATGGTTTGTCGACGCAGACGATGCATTACAGCTCATCAAATCAGTTTTCTTACAGCGCTGGCTTGATGCTAAAAGCGTCCGATAAGCTCCTATTTACAGCAGGTTATGAAGGGTCACATGCTTCCTATGAGGGTGGTAAACTTGACATGAAAAGTCTGTTTATTGATATAGGCTATCAGTTCTGAATCAGTGTTAAATGGCTCCGGGCATTTGTGCCATATTATCCTTCCGTAAAAGTGACATCCTAAAAGATCACAAAACTGAACAGCGTGAGCTTCATTAATTCATTTTGGCCATTCAGGCCACACAGGGGAATTAGCAGCTTTGAGGTCAAGTGTATTGAGCTGGTCAAGATAATGCAGCTGTTTTTCCAGCAGTTCTGACTCTTCAGCGGAGAGCTGTTTTTTCAGCAACAGTTTTGCCATGCCTGGCATAATTTTCGTTACGGCCTTATCTATTAAATATTCCTTTTTATCTTCTAAAAACTTTAAATCTTCATCGGGCGAAAGCTTTATTACTTTTCCACCAATATATTTCCATAATCCGCTGTTATCAATCTGACGACTCTGATCATCATGCGCTATTTCGGCTACACTCAGATGAACTGGCCAGAGTTCTGATACATCGGTGCTCAAGCTCCATATTATACCCTCCTTATCGTATGCAATTTTCAAAGTACCATCAGCATATAAACGCTGACTTGCATACCATTCATGCCCGGCATCATCAAACAAAAACTTCATTCCATATTCTTTTTCGCTTGCAATATCATCAGCAGAAACCGGCTTTCCCGGTTTGAAGTTCTTCAAATCAATCATGGGTTTATCCTTGTTCGATTGTCTGCCATCGATTTCCAACAAAAATTTGTAAGGGCCGGGCTGTAAATTCATATCCTTTCTTCACCTTGCCCGGATTTTTGAACCCTGTCATGACATAACCCGCATCAAACGTAACAGCCTCCCCCTTTTTCCTGACCTCAGCTCCGAGTCTTACACGCTTAACGCAGTTTTTTGTAATCTCTTCTGTTGAAGGGAATGGAATGATCTTGTCGCTTATCTTTTTCAGTTCCGCCATCACCCAACTGGATAAATAGCCATTTGCCTGGGACTCTTCAGTTTTCCATCGGGGCCCATTGATATTTCCGTCCTCGCTGAATGTCATATTCCCCATGAAGATTTTCTCAGCCGTCAGTTTTCCCTTAATATCAAGTTCGCCCGTAACTACACCGCCCTTTTTCGACAGGAAATCTTTCGCTGCATCTTCCTTACTGTAGCCTTTATTGTTCTCCAGATAGCGTTTATCAGCCTGTGCAAGACTAATGGCATGATGAGGTTTTTGTGCCTCTGAAACCGGTGTTGCACCGCCTGTGTTTCCGCACATCAGCCAGGCGTTTAATGAACTGTTCCATTGGACCTCTATGAGCCCGCCATTAATTATTTCTCCACCCTGCAGCTCCTGGTGCGCATGCGAATACAACGGGTAGGCTTTGCCCCCGTTGGCCGAGAACGTACAGGCTCCTGTGTTTGCCTCTCTGGCTTTAAACGTGAGACGCATGCCGTCCGTCAGCTCGGCCAGCACAGGCTTGTAAGAGGCGGAATAGCGATTTACTGTGCCGCTATCGTGAGCAAATGTCGAGGCACACTGCTGAATGGACGGATAGATCCCACCTGACGGCAGAAACGGCGCCCCCTCAATCATGAAAATACTGGCTTCCGTAATCGCACTCATGCCCGCCGTAACAGTAATCCCCCATGCCGCGACGTATCCTGCATCAGGCTGAGGCGTAACCTGTGAACCTGTAGGCGACGACACTCCTGCTTTTAACACCAGGCGGCAGACACCTGACCGTTTCCCCGGCTGAGCTTTACCTGAGTTACCGGGCCCGCTGTAGGCCACTGCAGGGTTTGCCGCATTGTAATAAGGCAGTATGGTTTCGTCAGAATCCACATCCTCATACCCGACCTGCACCAGGTAATTCATGCTGTGACCAGCAGAAGCAGGCGCGGTGAGCGTGAGCGGGGTTGCTTCACAGATGAGTCCCTGCTTCAGGATGAGCTGCGACGTATCTGTGGGGAGTGAGGAATACGGTGAGTTATCCATATTCTGTAAACTATAAATCTGACCGGGGCCAACAATGACACGCAAGGACGCAGGACTGTCGGGTGTACAATGCAGGCCATAAAGACAGGTATCGGAACCCAGCACGGCCACAGCCAGCTTTGCCATACCTGTCATGGCGAATTTATTGGTGTTAAGCAGGTCAGTTTCGAGCGGAATAGCGCCCGGATAAACTATCTGACGGTCCATAGTTACCCTATAAAAAAACCCGCCGTAGCGGGTTTAGTGATTAGTTAAGGTTTAGTAATTTAAACAGTCATTAGCTCAGAGGTCTTTAAGCTTGTGACGTATAAATGATGCTCGATAATACTTTTTCTTGCGCTTAAATCGCGTATACATATCTGAATTAAACAATGATACCGATTCAATTTGGTCTCGTGGTATGACGTGTCGATATTGTGACAAACTCAGTGGAGAAGAGTCGTAAGTAATACCGCAATCGCTATAGTGTTCTGCGTAGTTAACTTCTTCAACAAAGCTGAGCGTGTCTTTATCACGATAACCGCTTAAAAATGGGATGATCACTATAGTATCAGTGTCATGGTCCTCTAGCCTGGCTTCGTGCACAATGCCAATGTAGACTTTGCGAGACTTCATTGATATTGAAACCATCAGATTTTGATTACTTGTCATTGATTCAAGCAGAATAGCCTCTATAGGGTTTGCGTTGGCTATCTCCTTGTATAACCTTAATCTTTCATCATTATTCCTCAGCTTTTTTTCTTCGTTTTTGGATTCCGCAAAGCTCAGTAAGGCTGTGGTGGCAACTAATAAAACGAATGGCAGACTCAGGCCAACAAACTTAACATTCAAAATGTCGTAGGCATAAGTGAAAGCTTTGTATTTGTCCGTGAATAACAGCGGCGTATTCAAAAGCCACATCATCGCAAGGAGAAGAACCCATGTAACGAAAAGAATGATGAAAGAGATGAAAACGTAATAAGAACCTTTAAGAGCGACCTGAAAATATGATTGCCAACCCGTAGATTTTTTAAATTTATGTTTTGATGGTATGTGACTATTGATATAAAGATAGCCACACACCAAAACAATAACGATGAGTGCCGCGCTCATGAGTCACCTTTACTATTTTTTCTCAGCAAGCACCCGCACGTTGTGTGCAATCGCGCTTTGTACATCCTTATTATTTAGGTTGATACGTAAGGCGCCACTACGGTCAAAGTAGTATCTCTCGCTGGTTTCTCCACCAGCAGGGTTTTCTCTCGTGTCCCAACGATTTTTTACAAACAAATCCATGATTCGATCGGGCTCAGATGCTGCTTTAATAAACTTTTTTAGATTCAACATATTACCTCCTTCCCAGAGCTCTGTATGCAGAGGTTAGGCATCCACTAACGACATCTGATCGAAATCAACATTGTTATGGGTATCTATACAGTGAATATAATACTATTAGGAATAAATGGGCAAGGTTGTTTTATCAACAATTATTGACAGAGCCTTATTCAGACAAATGCGAGTTGATCTGTTCATATCATTAGCAGCATGGATTACATCAACTTTACCCAGACGAGCGTCCCTTCCATTTTGACGGCAGCGATAGCTGCATAAATATTTGCATCTGTAACGCCGCCAGTGAACATGTACCTTGAGATATACTGGCCACGCGAGGCCTTGCTGTATCCAGATGATGAGATGTGGTAGCCAGCCACCCACGGGATGCCTTCACCTTTGGGGCGTCTGACCACGACAAATGCCTGATAAGGCAAAAAACGGGATCCATAGCCACCAGCTGCACCATACCCGATTGCTGGTCCGCCATATGCGCCCGTATCTTCAGGGCGTAAGGGCTCAAACACATCTGGGCGACTTCCGATTAATGTCTCAAGTACCTGGATAATCGCCTGGCGCGTGCCGCGCTCCCGCAGCAGATTTGTTCTGATCTGATTACGGAACTGCTCGTCGGTCATCCCTTCGCGCCTGATAAGGCTGCTGCCGAAAAAGTCACACGCGGCGAGGTCGAGCCAGCCATTACTGGCCGATGCCAGACGTGTCTGCGCCCGGGCGTAAAGATAAAGTGCGTAGCACCAGGAAAGCGATTTCGCGCACGCTGTCAGCGTGCCGTGCATAACCGGACTTTCGTCTGCAAACCAGCCAGCAGGAAGGAGGGCCTTAAGCCGTTTGTAAAAGTCGTGTTGATCGCCTTTGGCCATTCAGATCACCTTAACCGTTCCGGGACGAATAACCTGCCTGTGCGAAGCTGCCATATCGGCGATGCCGCCATTCAGCGTCAGTGAAGAAACATTTGTCACCAGCGGACTGGCACTGTAGGCCACCTTTACCAGTTGGGTGTATGCCAGCAGTTTTCCCAGCGCCAGCTTGCCGATGAACTTAACAATTGCTGTTCTGACCTGCGTGACAATGTCGCCATGATTAGCTGTGTCATCGGTAGTGATCACCAGAATGACATCGGCTTTGATTACATCTGGCGGAAATACACCAAACGTGACGGTAAATCCCCGGACTGTTTCAATGGCCATAGCTGCCCGCTGAACAAAGGTGGCATCCGGTGTGCCACTGCCATCGTCCACAACGGCATAAAAATAACCAGGCTGATACGAACCATCCCACGCGGCATTTTCCGTGAGGGTATAACTGACTCCATTCTGGAGATTACTGATAGCGAAGCCGATAGCCGCTTTAGTTGCTTTCGACAGTGAGTCGATCCACAGCACAAACCTCGCCCGGTAGCTGTCATCCCCCTCTGCATTCTTGCCGTTAGTAAATGCAGTAGTGTTGGTTACTGTGTCCACGTAGAGGATTGTCCCGGAAATGACCGTGACAGTTCCCGGCTGCGCATTACCCTCAGCACCCGCTATGTCCGCTTGCACAGGTACAACCAGAGAGCGGATGCCCGCAGCGATGACATAACCTGACTGCTCCGTATCCCAGGCATCACTCGACGTGTCAGCGATTACAGAATAGTGCTGGGTTCCGTCTGTTGTACTTACCTTCGCGCCTAAGGGAATCAGCGCCTGACTGGTTACCGTAAAGCGGCTAAAAGTCACCATTCCTGTGGCCTGCACGGAAGAAAGGCGGGGAAAGCTGAAATCCGCCATCCAACTGTCCAATTCTTCACCCGAACATGTTGCCGCGCGGGTCGTTACCAGAAGTTTCACAATCAACTGTTGTATCCACATGGTGACACCGGCATTCGATTCAGCAAGAGACCTGAGAATACTGCCGATGGAGAAGTCCACCAGGTTTAACGATCTCGCCTGGATAGCGGTGACCTGTTCCCGAACAAGCTCCGAAAACGATTTGATGTTCAGTAATGGCATAATCTCACCTTGTGATGTCAAAACTCAGTGTTTCCTGAGAACCGCTCAAAGCATCTGTGTAGGTTAAGGAAACGCTTACGCCTTCCTCAAAGCGTGTAAGTTTTACCTCTGGTGGCGGTTTGCTGGCTACGGCCTCTTCTAGCAACATCTGTCCAGTAATTAATGCCTTCCATTCCCCTGGTTTCACCGCTTCCCCAACCTTTTTACCCAACCCAGCACCATAAGTGGGATGGAAAACATAGTCGCCAGGATTGGTCAGAAGCCGGCGCAGGATCCTCTGCTTAGCGCGTTCACTGCCCGATGATGTCAGTAGTGACCCTGTAGATGAAACCTCTAGGTCTCCCCCAATAACGTGAAAGATGTCGTGCATGTGTTACTACCATTAGGTCGATGTGAATTGCTGATTAGGTGGCTGGGTATTAAGTCCTTTCCCTTTCTCCAGATGGGTGTGCCCCTCATAGACGGTCCGGATACGATGAACGTTGCCGTAGCGGTCATTGTTATCGCGAATATCCTTAGCGACGGTCAGATTTCCGTCCATTGTTACGTCGCCACCAGTGAAGTGATGTGCCGGAGCGTCATAGGTGAGTTTGTCTTTGGCACTCAGCAGGACTACACCGCTGTTGAGAAACTTCAGCATTGAGCCGCTCTGGTGCACCAGCCAGAATTCCCCAGAAGGCGGGCCCGGACAGCGGTCTGCATCGTTGTAAAATTGGCATGTAGCCATTCCCACACCCATCAGGCCAGAATCAAATTCCACCTCTACCACTGCACCCATCATTGGCCCGGCGGCCAGTCCCCATCCGTTACCAACCCAAAGAGAACTAAGTGGGATCCAGCCTGTTTCTTCTCCGGTCGGCTGAAGCTGGACTTTCACAGCGTAACAGTTCGGATCATAGGCGGTGATGACGCCCTGCCGTGTAGCATTTTTACCACTCTGCCGGGCTGTAGCCGCCATGGCATTCAGCAGAACTTTCATGTCTCCACTTCCAGTGCAGGGCTTTGGTTTTTGCCAGAAATATTCATCCTGTAACCCGCATCCCAGCTCAATGTGCGTCTTACCTTGTCGCAGAGATAAACCTGATCGAAAGGGCTTTGTGTCCCTTCAATTCGAATAAGTGTATCCGGCATGAGAAGATTATCGCCTGCTGTAGAACCCGTGAATTTCATCTCATGCTGGACGATTTGATGATAAACAGATTGAGCCAACGCCTGAGCGGCTTCAGGCGTTAATCCGTTCCGTATGAGGCGGTAGACTTGCGTTTCTGCAGTGGCTTTACCAGGTGAAATGCCTTTGGTTGCTTTTGGGTAGCAGACCCTAAACTGCTTATTTTTGAGCTTCACGTTCCAGCTCATTACTTCAACTGTCACCCCTTTCGAAATGGTTAGCGCACGTGAAAAAGAGAGATCATCAGAGATATTGCACTGTGGATATGCCTGCATACCCGGCGGCTGCCAGCGTATGACATAGCTGCCTTTGTCAATATGAGCACGTTTAGGTTCAAAGTGCAGGCAATCGCCGTTTACATAAACCGAGTAATTCTCGATACTTGCCAGTGTTGTAATGATGTCCCATTCGGTCTGCTCGCCTGTCAGGTGTGCCGTATCTATTTGGTAATATTCACCCACCCGTCTGTTTGTGGCGGTGATCACCGGCGTCAGGCCGTGACGCTGTGCCAGCGTGGTGACTATCTGAGAACTGGTGAGATTCTTGAAGCATTCACCAGACGTCTTTGCATCAATCAGCTTCGCAATGAAATCCCGGCCCTCAGCCACAATTTCAAAGCGTGCTGGATCGTAATGCCAGGTATCTATGTTTCCCGTCATGTGCTTTTTCTCATCGATACCGGAATTAGTGATAACCGAGATGAAAAGCTCTACCCGTATAGTCTTTTGTAAAGCCCACCAGTTCAGTAATCGCATGACTGGCGGCAGTGCTGAGATGGCAAGGGTAAGGTCGAAGGTTCCTGCCCCGCGAAAGCCATTGGCATCCACGTTAAACGAAACAAAGGGTGCGTTCTGGCCGTTTAAAAGACAACGCCCGCTGATTTGGCGGGCGAAAGATTCAACGATGGGATTGTTTATATGCACAACTAAGTCTTCGGGTTGGTGGGTATATTAAGGGTATGAATACCGCTCAATTGGGGATCGGTCAGATGATTGACTTCGGCGATGCTGATCCACTGTGAAGCGTCGCCATACTGCTCTGAAGCCACCTGATAGAGGTTACCGCCCGAGAGCGTTACTGCCCTGATACCTCCAGACATCTGCCCTGCGCTCACGTTTTTATTGAGTCGTCCCAGTACCTCTTGCAGACGATATAAATCAGGGATCCGCGTAACATGTTCTGACTGTAAAAGGAGGTTGCTGATGGTCTTAGATATGGGATGGCCTGGCACCAACCCACCCAGGGAGGTAATTTCTCCGGCAGCGGCTTCCACTAGGGCCAGTTCATGCTCAAGAATGTTGCGTGCAGCAATAAGTGGTCGGATAACCGACTGTACCTGAACAACCGTGGCATGTGCGAAATCTGTGACCTGTTTTACAGCCTGGTGAAGAGTTTTTACCCCTTCTTTTACCGCATCTACGTTAATAATATTTGCCAAACCCAGCGCACGACCAATGTCACTGTCAATAAGCCCTTGCAATGCGCCAGTCAGCGCATCTGTTTTATCCGGTGCCCCCTCGTTCCTGAGCACAGCAACTTCAATCGTATACGGTCTGCGCCAGACAAACTCATAAACAGAATTGAAGGCAGTGATGACAACCGTAAATCGATAGTCATCCAGTGTCAGCATCTGCGGGTTACCCATGTCCCGCATGCGCTCAAGCACACTCACCCTTGCACTTGCCTCTGGGCCGGTAATGACGCCAGACCAGGTTATGGGTTCGTATTCCGTACCCAACACATCAATGATCCGCCGTCCGCCTATAAGTTGATGCTGCACTGTCTTCTGACAGCCGCGAAAAGCAATACGCTCCGGAACTTCAAATTCCATGAATTCGAACTCGCCCAGTGTCAGTCTGGTGACAGTCGGATCAAAGCCTTGGGAGAACTGCGTCAGGTAATTCATAAATGGCAAGTGTGTCTTACACCTATGTTTGGAAACTGCAAATAAGGCAGAAAAGGCCAGTCCCGACTCTTTGCTTTATGGCGGTATTCCCATAATTCGGGGTTTTCTTGCCAGACGTTTAGCTAATGACCGGGATGCGAAGATGCATCACTGTGGCATAAAAAAACCCGCTTTCGCGGGTTTGGTTAAGCAGCTTTATTTTTACGCCACTCATCTACCATCTCTTTTGAAACTTCTTTCTTGTAGCAAATTGGTGAGTAACCACCCTGCTTACTCCACGCGCTTCTTCTTCCACAACTACTGCCATTCCGGGCGGTATTGAAAGGGCAGGCACAAACGCCTGGGTATGAAGCAATAGAATCTTCAATGATTAATTGACGAATTTGGTCGTCAGTTTGTCGAGCTGATTTAGCCTCAGAAGCGCCAACCCAAAGCAAACTCATGGCCATAACAAGTGAAACAGCAACAGTACGCATATCCATATTCCCCTTTTATTGATAAGAGGAATAAATTAATTCAAGACACTGAAAATCTATTGAATGAAAAGGGACCATTAACTGTGTTTATTTTGGACAGGTCAACATGTGCTTTTTATAAGCGGTATAAGAGCCTTTACCCCTTAATCAGGCTTGTCAAAATTGTTGATGCGCTGGATTTTTTGTAATGACGATACATAGAGACTTCCATCACCCTTGCTTATGAATTTCTTAACGCCTCATCCAAGGCCTTCTCAAGGATTTGATATGGCACCACCCCAGTAAGAACGTTGTCACCAATTATCGTCGTTGGCATATCTGTTAAATGCAATCGTCTGAACAAAGCCTTGTTCACGTCAATAATGTGCTGAGTATCCTGCCTGTATGTTTTCAGTTTAACTCCCGCATCGCTGACTGCAGAACGGATGCATGAATCGTCTGGCATTCCTCTGTAGAACATCAATGCATGGTGAAAGGCATAGAATTTCTCGGGTTGCTCAATCCAGACAGAAAGGGCAGTCCGAGTAGCCGCGGTGGTCATGTCAGAACCATAGGATAGCAGCTTGTATGTGATAGCAATGTCGATATGATTTTTCAGAAGCCTTTCCTGGTTTTTCTCGAGCTTTTTGCAATCCATACAGTCATAGTTCGTGAAGGTGACAATCTTCAACGTAGGGTACTTTGCCCCTACAACTGGAGACATCGGGTCATTCAGCAGTTTAGCGCGAATCAAAGCTTCGGTCTGATCACCCCCGTCCAGTAATGGAGCATGGAGCTTCGATTTTGCACCCTCCTCCTCTGCCGGGCGATTTGGCAAGCCAGCCGAAACGGACATAGCGCCAGAGCCCATTAAAACAAGAGCAACGACAAGACGACTCTTAAGCATAATCCCATCCGATAACTGCTGTTAAATACCAGCTCAAGTGATTTCACAATCACCCCTGTAGTGAACAGCATGGCGATATCAAGATTCAGAATCCTAAGAAAGCGGGAACAGGTTGTGAGCACCCTCAGTTTTGGTCGCGCCGTATGACGTTACGGTATTGAGAGTTCACCTGGCTGCCCGGGATAGACCATCAGCATTGATGGGTCGAAGGTGCTGGTGGATGAAGGCGCTCTGGATGCCTGCTGACTTAATCCATTGATGACCGTCGCGACCAGTATCTGCCGGCCTTCATGTGTCATAAGGAGGTTGACTGGCTGCGATGTTCTCGGAACTTCCACAGGCGGTATGTTGGGATAGATACCGGTTTTACGATAAGTCTGCGCGCGCAATCTTTGATTATCGAAATCAGCCTGCGTTGGTATCCATGGTCTGTATGTGACACCATGCTCTCTCGCATTCTGCCTGGCAAGTCTTTCACGTTCGGCCATTTCCCGGCTCTGAGTCACCGTTCTTGCTGGATACAGCGCTGCGAGCGTGACGGCTGATAGGATGCCCGGAAGGCCTGAGAGAGCAGCCGCAAGGCCAGTCAGGCCCGTTGTGGCACTCCGGCCAATTAACAGGTCAATGCCGGTATTCACAAGCTTAAAGGGTGTGATTAACGCCCCTGCCGCATGTTTAAGTGCCCAGAACCCACCGCTGAGGGTCGCCAGACCCGCAATGGCCAGTGCAGCATGCCCGGCAAACTTGGCCATGTCTGGATGGTGGCGCGCAATTGCCGTCATCATTTGAACAGAATGGGTAAGGCTTTCAAGCCAGTGCGTGAACGTGTCCAGCAGCCCCCCGTCTTTACCCATGACCAGTTGCAGATTTTGCCATTTTTTATGAAAGTCGATGAGCTTACCGTTGTAGGTCCCGCTGACCGCGTCATAGGCCTCGTTAAGTCCGCGCGCCATTGCGTACGCATCAACACGGTGATGAATGGTCTCAAGCTGTTTATCGATGAGGCTGAACATCTTGCCGCCAGTCCGCCCGAATATCATGGCATTCATGCGTTGCGTCTGTTCTTGCGTGAACTGATGATTGCGGTAAATGGGCAGGATGACGTTTTCATAGTATTCAACCGGTGACTGGCTGAATAGCTTTGGGTTGATAAGCGGATTGCCGCGAAAGCGCTTCACTCCGCCCAGGCTGTTGAGTTCAATTTTGCTGGCATCCCATATGCCCAGAGTAATCATGTCGTGCGTGACCTGATTAGGTAGCTTCACAATACCGTTTAACCGGTTATAAGCCGTCATCAGCGCATCACCCGCTGAACTGCCCTTAAGCTCGCCGATAATCGGCTCAAGCTCAGCAAACAAGGCTTTGTTGGTGAGGTTAAACGCTGAGGTGCCCGCTTTTGCCATGAATTGACGGTACTGGGTGAAGTCAACATTTCCACCAGAAGACTGAATGGCACGGAAAGCCGAATCCATTAGCTCATTAAAACGCTCTGGACTTTTAAGTCCGCCAGCGGTTTCCGTGAAGCGTAACATGTCCATTTGCTTAGCGGTCGTGGCTTCGCGCTGATGTTCATCCAGCCCTCTGGACGCGAAATTGATACGCGCTAACACCGGTGCCGCTATTTTTGCGGCGCGCAGCTGCTCATCGAGCGTTTTAGCACCGGACTCGCTGAATACCCCCTGAGCCTCCATGAGATATTTCAGCATGTCGGTTGTTGATGCTCCTCGGATTCGCGATGTTTCCGCGAAATGCTGAGCTTCACGCGTAGCAGCCGGACCCATACCGAACTGCCTGAACTTTTCATTCATAGTCTGGTACCGGGCAGCTTCATCCACAAAGCCTTTTAGCAGTTTCAGACTCAGATATCCGGTAGCCAGATTAGTCATGCCGTCTGAAAAGGAGCTCCCGCCAGCCACACGTCCATTGCCACCGCCACTCCCGCCGCCCCAGCCCCCAGGTGGTACACCATTTTTCCAGCCATGCCATCCCGCGCCCGAACCCGGAGGGGGAGGAAGACCAAGTGCGCCACCATTATTGCCGTATCCACCACCGCGCCCACCTGCTCCTGCAGTTGCTGCGCCAGCGGCCAGAAGCGGTAGCGTCATCGCTGCACTGTAGCTTCCAGCAACCAAAGGCAGATTACTTGTAACGTGGTTCATGCGCTGTGCCTGTTCGGTCACTGAACGGATAGCACCGGCATATTCTCTTGCACCTCGGGCGGCAGCACAGAATTGATTATTCAGAGAGCGGTTGAGTCCCCGCAGCGCTGACGACGCCTCTCGGGCTGCGCTGCTCAGCGCTTTGATGTTTTTAGTGATAGTTACGAACTTCTTGTTGAGCTCGATTGTATCACGGCTGACCTTCAGCATTTGGCGCGTAATCTGGTCATCCAGCGCCAGACGCACTACTACACGGTAAGCCTGAACATCCATGAGGACCTCGTTTTATAAGCATAAAAAAACCCAGCGTCAGCTGGGTCTTATCAAATTGACCTGTTTATTGGATTTCATTTAACCAGTAAACCCATACCAGAACTCACCTGAGCCAAGTTTGTAAATCAAGGGGTTGTGAAATTTAGCTTAAGAGAATTTTTTAGTGACCGAAAAAATGCGTCTTATAATTCTCGATATCAACCATCCTAGAAACAACACCGCTAACAGAGCCACGAAAAAAGTAACGGGATCTTCTCCCCACTGGTAATCACTTCCAACCCAGCCCAGTCCTCCCGGGCCGAGCTTGAAGAAAAGCCATGAACCAAAGGTGAAAATAAGATTGTTGAGTGGTGTGATGTACTTTATGAGAAGCACAGCTGAAACCAGCGAAACAACACTTACGGCGATCTTTTTAATCAACGCATTTTGCATAATCAGCTTTGCCCATCACATCTACGTAGCCATAAGCCATTAACCCACTACGTGAGCCAGGCACTGTCATTTTACTTGTTCGCAACAGGGCTTGTCTTATCTGCTCAAAATCACTCACCCTGAACAGCGTTATGCAGCCCCATGATTCACCTGTACCGTCCGGGCGCAAAGGGTGCAGCCGAAAACCAGTACGTTTTACACCATTGACATAGGTGTAATCATTCATAGTTTGGGTGTTATAGAGACCGAACCACTCTGAGTGATTAGTGTTATGCAGAAAATCGAGGAAAGCCCGCCTGGCTTGGGTGTAAACGCCACCCTGCGGTGCATCAACAATCCAGTAGCGGCCTACGGGAATTGAACCCTCGTCGGCAAGATATTCACAGTTAGGATCGTTAATGTGCTGTTTGCGGCCGCTGAGCACAGGGAACCTTCCGATTCCATAGACAATCAACTCCCCTTTCCCGCTCTTACGAGACTCATCGTCGTAAACCATTCGCATCTTGAGCATAAGGCGAAATCCGTTCGTTAAGATACTGAAATGTTAACGCGGAACGCTAAGATTTTTAACTGTTGTTTTGAACAGTAATACTGAAGCAAAAAGATGAAAAAACACTAGCTCAGTCAGAATTAGAAAAACTTACTAAACACTTGAAAGCAGCCATCGAAAGCGTTTTTACGGTGCAGAACCCAGCAACAAATAACGATATTTAAAACTCCGCAACTCACGTGTGCAAACATATAAAGCCAGTATACATCTGGTTTTTCGCTCCGGTAAACATATTCACGACGTGTTGTGCCTTTAAATCGTCGAGTGAAAATTCCTCGGCGATAAAAGAGTAATGCTTCTGCGAAAAAACATGTGCCGCCTATTAGGGCGATGGCCGCTACAATCCAGTCTACGGTACTCATGAGCTTCAGATATTAGAAAAGTTACCTCTATACTATCAAATTCGAGAGATAAAATCGTAAGCCTTGTTGAGCATTGCTAAATAATAATCAACAGTTGCCGATATAAACTGGTATGAATTTTATGGAGAACGCTCAATGGAACAACCAAACCCTTTCGCAGCCCTGTCGCTGATTATCTGGTTTTTAATGTTTATCCCCTGCTTTCGCATGGCTCAGAAAGCTGGTTTCGGATGGAAGATGGCCCTACTGCTCTCCTGCCCGGGCATACATTTCATTATGCTTTACGTCTTCGCTTATAAAAAGTGGCCAAAGGTGCCATATCGATAAGCACTGATCATCTGTCAGGATGGCTCCTACGAAGGATCTGGAGTAGGATAAATCTGATAATACTCTAATTTCACCTAAAGCTCAAAATAGGGCTTTGAGATGTCTCATCAACAAAAGGAGTTGAAATGCGAATCCTTGGAGTTAGGGCTGCCCCTAAAGCAGCATCCTTCATAGTATATTGCACTACTGAAAAATGTTTAAAATGTGCAGATGTTGTAGTTATTCCAGCAACATTAGACACGCCTGAAAAGTTAAAATATGTTCGCAATAACATTTTAGACATATTGAGGACTTATGACGTCCAGCTGGCAGCTATAAGAGTAGCAGAGTCAAACTCTAAAAATTTATCTATCGATAGGCTTTATATTGAAGCCGTGATACAAGAAGCCTTCTCTAGTAGCGAAATCTTAGATTACTCAGTAGTCAGAAAGACAGGCATTAAGGCATCGTTAAAATTAAATGAAAAACAATACAAGGACTTCATTAACTCCCATGTAATCTTTGAGAATATAAACAACACAACTTTCTCTCAAGAGACAAATGAGGCAGTACTGGCTGCTTTATCTGTGGAGGCGAGATTATGCTAAACCCTTACAAAAAAGCAGATGTATCATTCGACTGGCTAAAAGATCTAGATGAGCAAGGTTGTTTTTCAAGAGTTTATCTGGCTCATGATAATCACTTAGCTCATGATCTTATTATTAAAGAAATACCAAAAGATCCGACCAGCCAACCCGATGAATATTTCAGAGAGGCAAGGACTGTTTATAAAAACGCCCATCCAAACATCGTCCAAATACAGTATGCTGCTCAATGCCAAGAAAATGTTTATATAGCAATGCCATTTTATAAAAATGGAAGCCTTAATGGATTAATGAAAACTAAGAATCTCTCACCCCGAGAAATAATAAGATATTCGCTACATTTTTTAAGTGCATTGAATCATATTCATTCTAAAAACCTAGTTCATTTCGATATAAAACCTAATAACATCCTAATTTCTGACAGAAATGAGGCGTTGCTTTCAGATTTTGGCTTAGCTCAGCTGCTTGACATAGCCGGAAGGGCAACGCCGGATAATGGCTATTTCTTTCATTCTCCACCTGAGTTTTATACTGTTGGAGCTAACTACAATCTAACTTTCGATATTTATCAAGCAGGCATGACAATCCACAGAATGTGTGTCGGACATACAAGCTTTGAGCAGGAACGAGGCAAATACACCACCGCTAAACAATTGGCTGAAGATATTATTTCTGGGGATTTTCCTAGTAAAACATATTCTCCTATTATACCAAAGAAACTCTCTAACATCGTAAAAAACTGCTTGAAGATCGATCCTAATGAAAGGTATCAGTCTGTTCAGGACATCCTAAATGCTCTCAGTGAGATAAGTGATGGAGCCTTGGATTGGTTTGAAATCAATAGATTAGACACTCCAAACTTAAAAGAATGGAACAAAAAAGTTGACGGTGCTACATTAAAAGTGGTTTATAACACAGATACTAAAGATGCTACTGGTCAAAGAGTGTATGATGACGGCCGTTCTCGCAAAGAGTCTAAACTAAGCTCATCCAATTGTAGTAATCAGAAGCTTTATGGAATCCTTAAGGATAATTAATTATGAAAAAAAACGAGGGAGTGGTGTTGCTGCCTCGTAGAAGGGATGCTGCGTTGGCAACCCCATATACCAAAAATGAAGTTAAAAAGCTTAACAATGAAGATATTAATGAAAGATTGAATAAGATATTTTCAACTCCCTTAAGCAAAAAACGCTTCATAGGCTAACCCGGTGAATGCCGGGTTTTCTAATTTTCAACCCATCGTTACCGCTTCGCATGCAATTCTCTAAATAGCTTATGCTACCGAATTATTTCTTTCATCTAATTGATTAATAGCCCTTTCTTTAAATTCCCTTTAGAAGAGAATGCCATCTCATTTAGCCATTCCGAGTCTTTTTTAATGAGCTTTCAACCCGCGAGATAAAGCCTCATAAATCGACCCCATCAGCGGGTCAATCTTCCTGACATACGCAGGTCCCATGAACGGCCGCGGCGGAATGTGACTTGTACCGACCTCCTGCCAGAGACCGATTTCTTTTTTGGTGCCGACGATGGCCGCAAGTCCCACAATTTCACTCTCGATTGAGTCTCTTAACTGGGCTGAGCGCAGCAGCGGTTCGTCTTCACTATATCCCCGGCGAACGCGATCGGCTTTCGTTGCTTCAGCAAGCGGGGCCCAGGCATCAAAGGGCCCGTAAGCAGGCTGGTACACGCCAATTTCTTCCTTCGCAGTTTCCTCTATCTCTTTCACGATGACGCGGAAACTGGCTTCGAGCCCGGTGGCGATGCTGGCTGATGCAGACGACAGTTCCATTGCAAACTGTTCAAGGTCCATCACTTACCCTCCTCCCACCTGCGTGTGTGCCAGTTGTAGGTACCGCCATCGAGCTCGCCAATAACGACACCCATGGCAATGCGCTCATGGGGCATCAGCTCTGTCAGGGCAGGGAAAATCACGCTGAACGGAACCCCGGCTTTCATCAGCCAGCACTGGTTAATAAACTCGGGGTTCTGCGCTAGTTTTTTGCGGCAGTTTCCGTAGCCTCGTCATCAGCTTTCGACTTTTCGCGCAGCGCGGCAGTCACCGCCTTGAGGCCGCTTTTACCAAGAATGGCCAACATGCTCTCAATCTGTTTGGGAGTTTGCGGGACTGGGTATTCTTCACCATCAATGTCAGCAACCGCCGCAACCGGGAAGGCATACATGTTCATGTACATGACGTTGATAGCCATTTCCGGGCCAACGGCGACAGTAAGACGGGATTCCTGAACGGGGTCCAACTCCCGCAAGGTGATAATTCGACCAGTGGCATCTTTGAGCTGGTTTGGTTTGACCTCTTGCTCAGTCATGGGAGCCGGAGGTGTTTCATGAACTTTTACGTGAACCACATTTCACTCCTCAGTTAACTTTTTTACGGCGGCTTGCTGTCCATGACAGCGTCTGGTTGACCGTTTTCTCACCCTGCTTGTTACCGGCATCGGTGAGGTGAAACGACACGCCTTCATAGCGATACACACTCAATGTTCCGCTGGCTTCTGTAATGGTTTCGGTGATGGTGCCACGGGGCTGGTCGATGCCGTTGTAATAGTTGTCTTCCCACTTTGCCCAGAAGTCGTCAAGCGTGGCATCCATTCGCTCAGCGGTGATGGTGCCATGCCAGCCAGTCGGGATTTGCAGTTCGTCGGTAATGCCGTTGAGCGGCGTAATCTTCTGCGTCGAGACCTGCGGCTTTGAATCAAAACTGATGATTTTGGGAATGCGCAGCCTGCCCATCGGCGTATTGATGTCGACAGCAATGTCGCGACCTACTGTATAGCCAAGGGTTGGCATGATTTATCTCCGGATTGATTGACGTATTATGCGTTAGTGAGTTAGGTCGTTTGCGACGGAGATGGATACGCTGCCACCGCCTTCCAGATTTACAAGGAAGTAGCGCACCACGTTCAGGTATTTCACCTGCACATCGGCGGTCATGTAGCCCAGGTCAACGCGGGAATCAGGGTTATTTGCCGCATCAAGGCGCACAGCAAACGCGGGCCCGCCATTTGGGTCGCCAATCATCTTCAGGTTCTCAAGATTGGACAGGAATGATTCAAGAGTGCTCTTGGTTTCGCGGCGCAGATCAGCCGTCTGATTGTCACCGACCACGCTGCCAAAGCTCGCCGCAATAGTGAGTGACAAGAAGTTGGTCATTCGGGTATAGGTGTCGTCGTTCTGGGTCGGACAGGAAGATGTATTTCGCCCCGATCGCATGCCGAAATAATTTCCGCCCGGACAGGGATTGGTAATGACATCAAGTCGTGCTGAGTTAATGTTGCCAATTTCGGCGACTGAATAAGGGCGGCCAGCGAGCTGACGCTCGGTCGCAATGATGCCCGGTATACGTTTGTTAAGGGTGGAGATATGAGGTGATCGGGCTGCAATATTCGCTGCCTCGAACGTTGCAGGTGCGATCATGCGGTTAGTGCCGTTAGCCGTGTCCTTCCAGAATGGCCAGTCACCTACCATTAGTTTGAAATGCCAGTCATCCACGCCTGAACTACTGAGTGCATCGGATATGGCCTTGCAGTCGGTTGAAGCCGCTCCCTGAGCGACGGCATACGCCCCTTCTGAACAAGCAAATTTGGCCATGGCTGGCCAGCATTCTTTTGCAGTGACATCCACCAGATTAATAACCTGCGAGTTGGTGCCTCTCAGGGCATACATCCCCTTGCGGGGCATATCTGTGCCATCATTACCAAGTAAAATGGAATCTGCAATGTCGGTCGCGCCATCCGTGCCGCCGCTGAGCGTGACCTCTGTTACAGGTTTCTGAGCAGTTGCATCAGACTCAATTACTTTTGCGCGCACCAGTTGGCTTGGGCCCCGGATGTTTAATTGCCCCTGATTAACCGCTTCGACCATAGCCTTCCAGAGTCCATCGCCTTCACCTTTGAGGTTATCGAACACCTCAGCGCTCACACCCGGCAGACTGACTGTAAGCTTTTTGGTGTTTACCGCGGTACCGGGGCTTATTCCAGCGCTGATATTATTTCCGCGTGTACCACTGTAAACAGCCGTCAACAAGAGCGCTTTCTTAAGGGTGTTATCAGAGAGTTTGCCACTGGCCGATTTATCCTGGCCATTGGTCACACGCACACAGTTGAGATTAGAGGCACCCAGTTGAAGTGAAATCGTAGTTGCGGTGGCCAGGTCATATTGCCGGTCTTTAGGTGGGCCAAGGAGAAACGCCATGTCATTATCTGATCCTATCTTAAAGACGCTGTTAACTGGCCCCCAGCTTGCAACGCCCACTAACCCCAGACCGTCGGTGGCGATGCCATTAATGAAGCGTGTTTTAGGCGGAACCACCTGAACATAAAGGTCAGGTGCGGTAAGTGCAGATGTGTTGAGGTCGCCGGTTGAATAAATCGGCATGAAGAAGTACTCCGTGTTTTGCGTGATTCGGATGGTTCGTGCTTTAGGGCTTAACAGGCTGGCCATTAACGCTGACAACAGCGTGGATAATCTCGGGTGCAGTCATGGTCTGAGTAGTGGCAAAATTCACGCTAAAAAACAGGTCTCGCCGGTAAACATGCCAGCTTTCTGCCTTATCAGAATCAAACTGTCGAAGGTAGAGCAATTGAGCGGGCACCCCATCATTGAGGTCGATATGACACTGCTCTGACAGCGTACCATCGATGGCACTGCCGATTCGTTCTCTGAGGACGGGCGAAGGCGCCCAGACCGTAACCTGAAAATCTTTAACTTGCCTGTGCAGCTCTCTGACGGCTAAACCCGCCGTAGTGACCGTGACTGAAATGTTTTCAGCGTTTAAGACGTACAGACTTCTGCCCACAGTGAATATGTGAGGAAAAGCTCCCGAGAGGATTTTAACGGCCTCTTCAGCTGTAGTTTGTGGCCTGAACTGGAAGCTGTAGTCTTTCCCGTCAAGTCTTAACCCCACGTTTGTCAATGCCGATGAGACACCTGAAAAGCTTATAACATTGCCATTCACTGTAATCTGCAAGGACGGTTCGCATTCAGGCAGAATGCGCCAGGGCCTGCCCAGTGCGCAGCTGAGTTTGCGTTCTGCAGGCAACGGCCAGACAGAAATGTGCACACCACCGGCATCAATGTCTGACTCTAAGCTGCCCGGCACTGGCCAGCCTGGATAGATTTTTACTGCTGCATTAATGATGCCGGGCAAGCGATTACCCCCCGGATAAATCGTATCTTCCACCTGCTTCGCAATAAAGAGGCAGACATCACCTACGCTTGCCACGTTACACCGTCATCTTCATAGCAGTCAGACGCCAGCCTTTGTCAGTCAGCTCTGTCCCGGTAAGGACGTAACGCTGACCGGTATCATCTGTTATAGAATCGCCGCTATGTACGGCAATGTCTCTGAAAGCCGGCATCAGAATCGTATGCCACGCGCTGCTGGTTTCACCGGGGATTTTCAGCGGCGAGTGTGCACCCATTCGGGTCATCAGAATACTCGCAGGCCAGTCCGACATGATAAGTTTTTCATTGGCGGCAGTGATACCGCTGTAATCCTGAATACCCGTTCTGTGGACATTATCGCCGGTTCGCCTGAGACTAATCAGGCGTTCGGCTTTGACGCAGAGAACAGGTTGCAGCAATGGCATTGCGGCAACGTAATACGTCCCCTCTGATGAGACCAGAACATCACCTACTTCAACACCGGCTGCATCAAAAATCCCGATTCGCGCCGCCTCCCCAAATCGCGCAGAGCGCATATAACCGTAATCTTTAGTGAATGAAGCGTGCAGATGCTTGAGAGGTTCTGCTTTAAGTGGACTAAAGGCTGTTGTGGCACGGTAATGAATTGTCTTGCTGCCAAGGCGTTTTGCTGCTTTACCATTCCCCTGATTCACCTTAGAGGCAAGTTGTATTGCATCCATATCAGTTCCTGGATATGTGGACAATGCCATTGCCCAGTGACGGACCCGGCGCAATACCGAGTAAACCGCACAGCTGACGCCTCCACTGATTATAGAGGCGCGTGCGGTCTGACACTTCTGAGCGATTGCGCTGCCAGACGGCTGCTTTATCGGTATCGAGGTTATCTGCTGCGCTTGCAATGCCGCTTTCAAGGCCTGAAAGCGTGATGAGAAAACTGGACACTATCGCTTCCTCTTCATCCCGTAACGTATTCAGGCGATGAGCCAGCGTCTGAAACCGGCCTGACGTGACCTGGGCATAAGCCGCATCACTGCGATCATCAGGCAATGTGTCACCTGTCATGGGATAGCCCATATAGCGACGAGCATCGACCAACTGCTGATCAGTAAGCATCGTTCATCACCTGTTAGCTCTTACCCAATACCCAGCCACCGGAGTAGTAATTCTACACTTCATCAGGAGTGACCTGAGCAGAGTGCGTTGCCGTGTGCGTGGCTTCATCACAAACCATCTTGAAGAACTGAATGCAGCCATCATCAGCCTGAGTCTGCGCTTCAGGCTCAGCGCGCAGTTTCCGGGTAAGTCCTGCCATTTTTGTCTCCGAAAATAAAAAAGAGCCGAAGCCCTTATTTTTTATTCATCACCTTTTCAACCGGCTATCTATCCTAACAACAAACAGCTGTGCTCCGGCTTGATGTTCTGACAGCCCCATGCTGCGGCGATTTCGTAGCGTACACGGCGGTACTGTTTGTACATGGAGACTTCGAACGACATATTGGTGCGCGGGTCGGTGATCATGATACGGTCATCAGCCATATCGCCTTCCTCCGGCAGCGCGGGCGCGCGGGTGGCCAGGATAATGGCGGAACGGCTGAAGGCGAAGTTGGCGGTAAATTCATTCATAACGTCGAATTTTTCTCCTGCCTTAACATCATCCATCAAGCCGGGCGATTGAATGTAAAAGGCTCCGTCGCCAAGTTTCTCTACAACATATTGATACTTGCCCAACTGCACAATGCTTCCCGGTTTAATGGATTCCGGAATTTTTGGTTTACCTTCACCCCCCGTTCCTGCAACAGTGATGATAAACGTTCCCGCCTCAAGGTCGTCTCCAACAGACAATTTTTCTGATTTAGGGCCTGTGCTTTCCGCAACCCCCGCAGATTCACGCAGTGTAAAGCCATGCAGTTCCAGAAGTGTGCCCTGAGAACGCAGCGCAGTAGTACCTGCCTCATTGGCTTTGGTCAACTGGGCCATGGTTCGCAGTGCCGCTCCTGCTGTGGTATCAATGACGCACTGCAGATCGCTCAGCGGTGCACCATTGTCGGTGAGAATTTTACGCACCTGCGCCGTGTCGGAAAGAGTGTCTTTAAATGGCGTTTTACCCGCCTCTCCCGCTGCGCGTGATGCGCGACGGAACAGCATGCCCAAATCCTCTTCGATTTCATTGACCAGCGTGCGCATTGCCTGAGTCACCTGGTCGCGACGAATACCGTGATAACCCGGACCGGATTTAATGCCCTTCTGTTGTTCGCCTTCCCAGCGGAACGGCACCATGCGGGATTTGGTGATGACCAGGGGCACGTTACCAATATCCTGGTCGCCATCATCCGGCGGAAGCTGCCCGGGCTTGACGTCTTTAGCATCCGATTCCGGCGTGACCGGAATGCGGATAGGCTGGTTCAGCGCAGCACGTTCCGCCGTGGCGTCAAGCGTGATAGAGGGAATGAACCCGCAGAGTTCACGAGATACGATATCCAGCGACTGGTACAGGTCAGGAATGAGTTGAGTCAGGGTATTAGACATGCAGGGTTATCCTGTTAATCGGTAATCTGTACACCCGCGCACGCTCTTTCACTCTGCTCATGAGGGCTGAGAGATTCAAACTGTTCACGGGTAAGCGTGTTAGGGTTGATATTTCCATTTCCTCCGCTGGAACCGCCGCCTGATGCACCGGTGCCTTTGAGGATCTGGTCTTTATAGGGGTAATGTTCAACGAGAATGCTCAGCGCCTCATCAAATTCGGCAGCTTCGCCGGGTTTGATTGCGCTGAAGATTTTATTCCCCTGCCTGTCGAAAGCCGTGACAACGTCACCCTCGATTTTGAAGTTATTTCCAAAGCGTGCTTCAACTATGTCAGCGGGAATGCTGAGTTTTTCAGCAATGAATTTTGAGCGGGCAAAACTGCCGCCAATTTTCTCAGCAGTAAGTTTGTGGCTAAGGTCATCACGTTCCTGGACGATGGGCGCATACTTTTCTTCCAGTGCACGTACGGCTTCTGCGCGAACCTTTTCAACCTCACCAGCATCCACCAGTGTTTTGTCTTCCAGATTCTTTACCGTATCCAGTGCAGCAAGGGCTGCGGCCGGGTCGGTAATACCTTCAAACGTTTTAAGTTGCGTCTCTGCCGCCTCCGCACGCTCGCGATGCGACTTTGCCTCACCGTTGAGACGTGCGATGGTGTGCAGCGTGCCGGGGGCATCAAACGCGACTTCTTTACCGTCATCGCGAACATACACAGGCATGCCTTCGTTCAGGACAACATGTCCATTCTCATCAAGTTTCAGTTTCATAAAGGTCATCCAACCAGGTAAGAGCCATCCGGCCCATGGCGCCGCGCTGCATCTGCAGCGGCCGGCAATAAAAAAGGCCCATGCATCTGCACGAGCCTGAAGAGAGAGTTATACCGGAACGGTTTTTGCCAATGAGCTTTGCAAAGGAGGCGGCATATCGCGGATACGAACCTGTTCTTCCGCCCAGCGGAGTTCGCTGTTGATGAGGCCCCGGCGCTGTATTTCGTTGAACAGCGTCTCGTCAGACAGCGCACGCGTTTTATACATGTCTACCAGGAAGTCAGCCGATGCTTCAGCCAGGGTGGTGGCACCAAAGTCACTGAAGATGGTGACGTGACCACCTTCAGATTCACCCATCCACTCCGCCATATACTGCAGCGCCAGTCGGGCCGCATCGGTAAGGTCACACACCATACGCTGAAGAGCACTGGTGCTCGCTTCATTATCTGTCAGTGTCTGCACCACGGTACGATGTCCGGGCTTAACCACCAGCAACTCGGCCCCCACCTGACGCATCTTTTCTTCAAGGTCGATGATGTCTGTGCGCCCGGCTTCGATGGCTTTACCGCTGTGTTCGACATAGCGCAGGTCTGCATCGTCTTCATCTGACATAATTGCCGATGCCGCACCCACTGAAATAGGACCATCACCGAGCTTTTTTCCGAAGAGCACCGGTACGCGGGCGACATGCAGGATGGTCTGCTGATCACTGCGGGACTGCCAGTGTTCGACGTTGAGCCAGGCCAGTTCAGCCAGCGGCGGCCGGCCGTTCATAAAGCCGCGTTTGTCGCCGTAGACCGGGACAAAAGTGATTTTTTTCAGGCTGGTGGTTCCTTCGTCATGCAGCTGCCATGACAGTACACCGGTTATGGCATCAGGCTTTTCGCGATAAACCCGCCAGCGGCCGGGATTCAGTACCCTGACCTGCTCAATGTTTTTCACGACAAACTCATTCTGCGGGTCACGCTCACTGATCGTTTCGACAAAGCGCAGCAGCGTAAAGGTCTCCTGCCCGTTGATCCGTTCTGAGTCGTAGTCCAGCAGGCTAGTGGCATTCACCCTGACGAAATATGGCCGTAGTCCGCGCTGGCGCTCTTCAGCCAGAGAGAGCTTTTTATCCGCAGGTGGATGTTCGACAAGGATGCCGCAGAGGCCATAGGCCATCGCCTCTTCAAAGGTGTCAGCCAGAAAGGAGTGCAGATTGGTGCCCTGCAGGTCCACGTCCCCGAACATCTCACGTATGCGTGCAGGCACAACTTCCTCATTCCAGGTCACTGGTCGGGAAAAAGGTTTTCCGCTTAACACCTCGACCGTACGGGAAAATGCCGGAAACAACGTGGCGACCGACAGTCTGTTCTGATAGAAGGCCTCCTCCTCGTTTGGCCATTTGGGCAGGTATGTTTTGCCTGCCTGCCGCATAGAAGACGTACCGCCCAGCAGTGCTGTAATCATTGGCCAGCATCCGGCCATCAACTCAATTTTAGGCGATCGCTTCCGGACGTCTTTGCTCATAGAGTTTCAGTTACGCATTGAATGGTCGCACTGTCGTGCCTTTTGGCTGGAACAGTTCAGTGATGGCCCAGACCAGTGCATCCAGGCGGTCCGGAGATTTTTTTGCTGTTGCGGGCACATACTCCAGCAATTGGTTCTCGAGCTGGTAAAGGTTTCCGCGATGCGCCACCCGCCCCTGTTCATACAGCGCTGAAATCGGCTCTGCACGGGCAAACTTGCCCTTACTGGCATGGACACGGATGATGCGCCCGCGAAATCCAGCATTACGCAGCGTGTCTTCTGCCATATCTCCGCCCTGGTTGGTTTCAATCACAATCGCTTCAGCCCGATGTTCTTCGTAAGCCCGCATTGCCCGTTTAGCCCAGCCATTAGGTGTGAACTTGCCGGAGTAATCAGCATTAGCAGAAAAAAGCCGGTCATTACCTCGCCCGTAACTGCTTGCGACAACAATACCGGTTTCATCACTGTCTTCATTGTTAGTCGCCTGCGGGTCAATGGCGACAACCGTGCGGGATGGCTCTAGTGCAATCTCAAGCGTCCGAGCGTCGGACACCAATGCCTCAGTCCAGAGCGCACCCTCAGCGTTAAACCGTCTCGGGCGCTGCATGTACTGCGCTTCAGCAGTGCGTCGGTGCGAAAACAAAGAGATTCGATGCGATTCGTTGTGCTTATAAGGCCACAGCCAGCCGTCAGGCAGACCATGTTCGATCGGAATCGCGTGCGAGTTTTCCGGATACAGCGATGAATACGGCTCGCTGTTATCAATCACTACCGGCAAGTTGAGATGATGCCAGTGCTCACCACTACCGCCGCGCAACAGGTAACCGCTCAGGTCTTGGTAGTGGATACGCTGCATGATGACCACGATAGGCGTGGTCTCGATGGCCAGTCGGGAACGGATGGTCTCGTTAAAGCGGGTATTAACCCCGTTCCGTACCGTCTCACTAAAGGCGTCGTCAGGTTTGACCGGGTCATCCAAAACCAGACAGTTGTGGACTAGAACCTTACCATTCGAAAGAATAAAATTATGATTGGACCTAACTGACAAGCAATAGGTTTTACTGATATGACCGACGCTGCGAACGAACAATGGGCTCCTGCCAATGGATATGAGAGGATTTACGAAGTCAGCACTTATGGTCGCGTCCGCAGTTTGGACAGGCTGATAGTTTCCTCCACCGGGCAGAAGTACATGCTTCCTGGAGTTATGCTTAAGCTTCAATTGGACAGAAGGGGATATTATTGGGTGGGTTTCTCCCTTCAAAGCAGAATAAAACGCAAATACGTTCACCAACTTGTTCTTGACACCTTTGTACGTCCAAAAAAACCTGGAGAGGAAGGGCGTCACCTTAATGGCTGCCCGACCGATAACAGACTTAATAATCTTGCCTGGGGTACTAAGGCTGAGAACATGGCGGATGCAAAGACTCATGGAACCTTTCCGGTTCTTGAGCGGCGTCCGGGAGCCAAGCTTACACGTGCTCAGGTACGCACAATCTTTATCAGCAACGAATCGTCCTCTGTCCTTGCTCGCCAATACGGAGTTGGGATAGGTGTAATTAGGCAAATTAAGCTTCGAGAGACCTGGGCATCTGTCACTGAGGGACTCACTCCCGGCAGATACGAACGTCGAGGAACTTGGTTGGGTTCGGTTTCTGATGGAGCTCTTTTCGATAACACCCTGCCGATGGTTGAAACGGCCAAATTGCTCGGAGTGACTGTCGTTCAATTGAAAAGTATGCGGCGAACACGCCGGAAGCAGATCGCTGCTGGTAAGTAAATCTGCGCGAACATAACCCCTGCTTGTATAGATGCGATGATCTGGCGTGCATTGGAAAACAGTACCATCGGATAAACCCACCTCAACTATGTCGTTAGCTGGATTTTCCCACCAGCCAACGATTGGTTGCAGCTCAACATTGCCAGTTTCAATGTTGCACGACCACACGTTGAAATCAGATCGAGACTCAACAAGTTCCTCGATTCGACGGGGTCCGCGTTCTGTTTCTACAAGCGTTCCAGCAGGAAAGCAGCCCTGCCAGCCCGGTTCCATATGCCCAGCACGAAAGCCGGTAACCTGTCCTGCCGCCGACGAGGCATAAACCCCGCCACCGTATTCGGTCCACCACATGGCTTTACTATCTGCATCATCGCGCAGCGCCATCGGCCACATGCCCTGAAAGGCGGCAGACTTCACAATGCTGCGCGTGGTCGATGAGTTCAGTAACGCCAGGTTGTGGGAATAGGACAGGTGCATGAAGCGGGCACGGCGGTTCAACGCCAGCCCGCGGCCCATCATATTGATGGTGGCCAGTTCCGTCTTGGTATAGCCGGGCGGAACGTTGATGACAAGTCGCCGAATATCGCCATCAATCACCCGGTCCAGCGTCTGTTGAATCACCTTATGATGGGGCGCGACAATCATTCTGCTACCGGTGCGCTGCTTAAAGAAGTAACGTGTAAAATAAAGCCCGTCCTCTTCGCACTCTATACGGCGTGCAGCATTCTTATATTCAGCAGTCGTCATCCTCCAGCATTTCCCGGCGCGCCTGCCGGTATTCCTCGCGAGTAAGCAGTGCAACCTCCACCGGGCCGCCGTCTTTGCCTGTCAGTGATGTCGCGGCCTGCTCGCGGAACGCCTGTACTGAAATGTGTTTGCCGAGCAGTTCGAGATTTCTGACTTTGTCAGGCCACTTAATCTTTTTCAGGATGCCAACCATCTCACGCTCTTCGCCCCGGCCTTCAAACATCTCAGCCAGATCGAATCCGCTCAGATATCGACGCCATGAAGCTGGCCATTGCGATACGGGTTTGATGCTCATGTCATCTGTCATGATGTCGAGCACGTCCATCTGGTCAATTTCAACCAAGCGATGCAGCACATAATCTGCCTTTATCTCTACCCTTTCGTTACGCGCTGATTTAAGGTTAATAATACGCTGTGAAATATCAGGTTTCGTCAGGTTTTCAGAGCCGGTACGGTTTGCAGTCTTTTCGCTGTACCCCGCCCGAATGGCCGCTTGCGTGGCGTTCAAATCGATGAGGTACTCGCGACAGAACATTTCTTGTTTGTCGGTGAGTGCCATATTTAGCCTTTGGGATTATTTCGCTATGAATCTTTTTATATTTCGTAAGCTGTTTGATACAGATTCTGTCAGAAACGCCTTTATTGCATCAACTGACAGTGCAGACGATATAGGCGTAGTGCTAAGATTACACTTGGTCACAGAAAGCTTTCTTGAAGCACTTATTTGCTCAGCAATTCGTAAAGAGGACCTATTTGACACGGAACCTGAAGAAGGGAGGGCATTTAAATTAAATTATTTTAAAAAGCTAGAGCTGGCAGCCAAGTTTGGCCTCCCCTTGCCTTCATTTAAGGCATTGGATAAGTTAAACCTTTTAAGGAACAACCTAGCCCATAAAATCCAAAATGATTTTATAGAAAATAGCGTCATTGAATCTTTATCTTCTCATGTAAAATCTATTGGTGGAGAGGATAAGGTCCCTTTAGCAGAGGAAGCCGCTGAGTTTTTTAATGAAGATGGCAGCAAAAGAGCTACATATCGTTTAGTGGACGCTGATACACCAAACCGCGTCAAACTAATGATATTGATATCCTCTCTTATACGACGCACCACTGGGGAAACCTTAGGTTTCTATCAGCTTCATACCCATCATCAGTTCACTATGAAATCTACTTTAGACACTGCTCAGTAATATACTGCTGCAGGCCCGCTATTTGCTTTCCGGCGACTTCGATTCGCTGTCTGAGGGTGAAATAATCCTGTTGAGCGGCGTCAGTAAGTCGGGCGCTGGCTGCATCACCCATGCCGGAGGTGCCGGTGGCGTATTGCTTCGTGCAGGTGGCGTTGAGCTGCAGCCGGCGCCTGCCAGTAGCGACATCATCATGCAGTTGGTCGATAGTCGCTTTAGCATCGGCTAATTCCTTCGTGTATTTCTCATCAAGTGCGGCCACATCTCGCTGGCGTGTCTGTAAGTCGGTGATCGTGTCTTTTGCCAGACTGAGATTCTTAGTCGCGGTGTCACGCTGCGCCTTGTAGCCAATGGCATTGCCGCGGTAGTAGAGTGCAAATGCTGTCGAGGTGGCTGTAGAGATGATAATCACCAGAGCCAACGTCAATAGCAACTTAGCCTTTAAGGTCATTGCTGCTCTCTGTCAGGCAAAGTGCGCGCTCGGTTTCTCTGCGTTTCATCAGCCCTTTCCACTCCCTGCCGCCGGAATAAACCCAGCGGCGCAGTTCATTGCATGCATCAGCCTTCTCACCAGCGTTAAGTTTTTTCAGGAGAGAAGATTTGGAGAAAGCTTCAGGTCCGACATTGTAAGCAAAGCTGTAAAGTGCGGCCCGCTGGTACCTGCTCAAGGGAATTGTCACCAGGCTATCCACTTTTGCCTGTATTGGCTTCAGGTCAGCATACAGGAGACTGTCACACTCCCGGTCGGTATAGGTTTTGTTTCTGACAATATCTGCGCCGGTATGACCGTCACAGACAGTCAGTACACCTGCGACGTCGCGATACGGGACATAACGCCGCCCTTCCAAACCATCCTGACCCCAAAGCAGCGTCAGTGCCAGAGTGAGTGCACCCGTTCCGGCTGCGGCCAGAAGCCTTTTGCGCAGGACCGGAGAAATGGCCATGCTTCAGTTGGTCTTATCCTGGCATTCGCATCGAATTGCCTGAATTTCAGCGAGCGTCGCTTTCCGTCTGTAATACCAGTTGATGATACAGGTCACAGTGGCAATGCTGATGCCCGTTAAAACGCCCACCGCACTCCACTCCTCCGGGCTGAAATAGGTCAGGACACCATGCAGAATCTCGCCCACAGATACACTATATGCGACACCAGTTGTCAGTTTGCTCATCAGGTTTTGCCACGCAGAGAGAGGAGGAATGGAGCGAAAGGATGGTCCGGACAAAGTTTCTGCGCGACAGACCAAATGAAAAAGCCCTGACAAAAATGTCAGGGCTCAGGAAGCGTTCTGAAGAGTCATTAACCCATCATTGGGTGTAATTTAACACAAAAAATGGAAAAGTAAATAGCAGCCTATATCATAGCTAGCGCTTATATCGCTCACGACTTAGTGATATTCAAAAGTTGCTTTTCAGCCCAGGCTTCTTCTCTGTGCAACTCTGTAATCAGGAAATCCAGCAACTGCTTGACGCTTTTGTTCCAGGTATCGAGCGAAATAGCCTTCGTTACCTGTGATACTGCTCTGAAAACAACAACAGACGCCACGCGTTCATAACCTCGCCCGGAGCACCGCTTGCAGGGCTGATAAACCGGCACACCCTGCAACTGACTTTTCATCCGGTTCATCGAAAGCCCCCGTCCCTTACAATCCTTGCAGGCAGCACGAACCGTCCCCTTTCCACCGCATTTACTGCAGGATTTTCCATTCCTGGTGCCGGTGCTTTTGCAGGCATGACACGGGGACTCAGTGTCTGGACCGCGAGCGTAATCAAGAAATGCATAATGAGCGATAATCTCAATAACAACTTCGCGTTCTTTCTCACTCAGACTTACGAGCGACGGATAGCGGGATGATTCTCTGAGACCGGTGGCCGTGAGCAAACGAATTGCGCGCTGCCTGTCGTGGCCACTGAGGTTCATCTTGGCGAAAAAAGCGCAATAGCCGAGGGGTGCACGTTTTAGCGTCATACCCAGCGCAGCCATAATATCGCTGCCATTGATTGCATTGGGTGAGAGGGAAGATTGAGTGACAAAGGGCGTAACAGCGCGCGGGGAGTGGTACTTAACAACACTTTCAAGTTTCATGGGATGACTCTGTGCCGGTAAGGGATCACCGGCACTATGAGTCGCTTCGCATTCATTTTTCTGAATGTCAGCAGTTACGTCCTGACGAATGGAAAATGAATTTCTGCACATATTTTTCTTTGGGCAACTGGCTTCTGCTCTTTCCGGTCACCCGACACCACAACGCGATGAGTGCTTCACCAGTATGATGCCGGGGGCTTGCGCCTTTTTTCCACCCGATAAGCGTGGAAGCAACTACATCCAGTTCTTCCGCGATGTCCTGCAAAGAATAACCGTGGCGGCTCATGTCTGTAAGAAGCCGGAACCAGTCGATTTTATGAATGTTTATGACGGGCACTTTACTTCCCCTGATGACTAAAGCCTGAGTAAATCTTTAAGATTTCTGACGCCGAGTTTGTTGGCACAGTTTTTTCGATGCTGATAGAGCGTTTTCGTCTCGATGCCAAGGTTCATTGAGTGGGTTCTTGCATCAATCCCGTTGAGGAAGCCATCGATCACGGAGAGTTCGCGCTTTGAAATTTTACAACGTACAGGCTGAGTATGCTGTTTGCTTAGATGATGCTTTAAAACCACCTTAATGGACTCAACTGGCATGGAAGCATCCATAACATCTTCAATCTCACAGAGTCGATTCAGCAACCCTTTCTTGCGCTGATTGAGCAGATCAAGACTGTCAGTAAAAACCAAAACATTTCCTTCCGCCTGCCAGGTGAACGTCAGAAATTTACTCAGCCAGCGTGGAAAAAAATCCCCATACTCCAGGCACAAAATGGCAAGTTGATAACAACCTGGAAATCTTTCGGAGGGGTGATTAAGCCGAAATTGTCTAACCTCTTTTGAGTATTGAACAAGCAGGTTTTTTTGAACGCATTCTGTTTCGATAAGTCTGAATAACCCCTGATGCAGGATATTAACACTGCCATTAATAACAACGCCGCGCTCGTGGCTTTTCATATATTTATTCCCTTTTTATGAATACTATGACTGACCAAAACCATCCTAAAAACGGTATCCATTACTACTCAAAATGCTCAAGACATTCAATGCGATCCTTTAGCCCGCAAATTATAGAAAGACCAGACCCTATAGCTTACCGATTGAATAAATTAGGAAAAATAACCAGCAACCTCTTAGTTAAGATAAACTTTCAGAGTCTTTTTAGTCCTTCATCCTAATAAAAAAGAAAAAGCCAAACCATTCTCACGAAATAGAATATTCAAAAAGATACATATTCATATCGATTAAGAAGCATGAAGTCGTAACGCATTATTTAATTGAAGCAGACCTGTTGATAGGTCATTAAGGGAATAATACCTTCAAATTCGTCAGGAGTATATAATGACATGTTACAAGCATTTTCAGACGAAATTAAGCGCCATAACATTTTTCCTTACGTTAAATATTTAATTTCCTTCAACTATACAGAGGTACTTTTAACATTAGAAAATCATAAGATTTAATGACAGATGCTGGGCCGGGGTAAAAAAAAGGGGCCAGGGGGCCCCGCAATCAAAGTTGAATTTGCTAATGAAGAATGAAGGTTCGGGTGCCTTTCTTCTTTCAGTAGATTTATCGTCAACAAAGACCATAACTTTAGATGGTAGCAACGAAACCGGAGGCGATACTGTAGTTGAAGAATGAGAGCGCTCTTACCTCAACTCCTGACTCTCACTCAGAGCTTAAACTGCAAAATGTCGCAAGTAATTACCTGCAGTATCTCTTTGGATTTTGATAGTCAGCACGGGAATTTAATTAAAGTCATAACAGAAATTAGGCCACTGCAATTTTGTCTGTTCCTTCCAAGCAACAACTATCAGTGAAGACCTTTGTTTCAACTATGCCCGCGTAGCCTCCAGCTCAACCACTGGTCCAGTTCGGGTTCGGCAAGAGGTCGTGAATAAAAGAAGCCCTGTGCGTGATCGCATCCATACTTCATTAAAGTCTCAACAGTTTCCGCATTTTCCACCCCTTCAGCCAGCACTTCATAGTTCAATTCCTTAAGCATGCTGATGATGCTGCGAGCAATAATGCGCGATGCTGTATCTGATGAGAGTCCGCTAATTAATGAACGGTCGAGTTTGATAACATCTAACGGAATACGCCGTAGGTAGTTAATATTGCTGTGACCAGCACCAAAATCATCAAGCGAAATGCTGAAACCTTTTAATCTGAGCGCTTCAAGTGTCTTTATCGCAGCAGCGTTTTCGATGATTTGCTCGGTTTCCAGGCATTCAATCCCCAGCAATGAAGCTTGAAGCACTGCCCTGGTCATTTTCTGTGCCAGCATGTTGGCAAAATCCGGACGAGCGAGATCCTGACCGCTGACGTTCAGCGAGACAGGCAACTGGACAAAGTTATTGCGAAGCCGCACAAGGCGTGCAATCACCCGATCTACCACCCAGTCAGTAAGGTCACTGAGTAACTGCGTCTGCTCAGCAAGAGGAATAAAAGCAGCCGGTAAAAGCTCGCCGAACGTCGGATGACGCCAACGTATAAGCGCCTCAAGCCCAACAGGAATGCCGCTCTGGAGAGAAATTTTAGGTTGGTAAACCAGATAAAGACCAGTGTTATTGCTCAAAGACAAGGCCAGATCGTTAAGCAGGTTAAAATCGCGTATGCGACGAACGTCTGATGCTTCACTGAAACGCTCCCAGGCAATCTTATTTCCAACGGCTTCATGAAGCGCGCTTACAGAACGGCGAAGCACCTCTTGTGAGGGCAGCTCGTCTGCAGAGAAGTCAACTTCACCAGCGCGAGTGGTCAGAGCGACACTAAGACCATCACCCATATCAGCATGAATGCCCTGAAGCCTGTCCACCACCCATGATGAATTGATTTTGCTGTCAGCACGTGTAAGAAGAGCAAACCTTCCTGTGACCACAGTATAAATCGTATCGTTTGGTGCTGGCCTCAGGCGAAGCGGCATGAGCGTAGCTACGTCTTTAAGCAGGTTTTCCACCGGCCCTATTCCCATTGAACGCGCCAGCTCGTAAGCATGTGAAACATCGATACAGTCAATCAGTATCAGCCGCCTTGGCGTTTTATCACCTGCTGCTTTCAGGTACTGAAGGTCACGCATGAGGCGCTGGCGGTTTGGCAGAGATGTCACGGGATCGATAAAGCTTGTAGAGTGCCATGCCTCTAAGAAAGACATAATCAGTGCAGCTAAAAGTTTAAGTGTGGCAACTTTATCATTACCAAAATCATGAGGGGTTTTATCGGTTACACAGAGCGTGCCCAGAATGACGCCTTCGCTATTCTTTAACGGCGTGCCGGCATAGAAACGGATATATGGCGCGCCGGTTATCAATGGATGGGTTCGGAACCGTTCATCATGCAGAGTATCTGGAACCACCATTATTTTATCATTATCTACAACATGCCTACACAGGGAGTCAGCGCGCGATGATTCCTTGAGATCGAAATTTCGTGCTGCTCTGACGTACTGTCTCTCATCATCCAGCACGGAAATAAAACTACCCGGAATACCGAGAGCCTGACTGGCAAGTCGCACGAACTTTTGCAGTACATCATCCCGGCTTTCGTCAGGCCTGCGCAATGTTTCGATGGCTCGAAAGCGGCGTTCTTCATCACCAGTAAGATTGGTCAGCAC